CCTGTCCCGCCGCCGTCATGCCGTCTCCTCCTCGCGGTCAAGCACCGCCCAGTAGTGCGTCACCAGAGCGCCGAGCTTCACGCTCTCCGCGCGGCGGACGCGGTAGCGCTTTCCCTCGCAGAGGATATGGTCCCCCTGCGCCACACTCACCTCCGCGCTGCCGAGATAGCGCCAGCAGCGCCGATCCGCCGCGCCCAGCGGCCCGACGGAGAACGGCTCGCCGCCGCTCACCGCCGTAACGGGCTGCACGAAGCCGTGCGTCTCGCCCGTCTCCGCGCCATGCTCCACCGTCACGGTCATGCCGTAGCGGCGGAACGCCTGGTCGATCATGCTTTTCATCCCTTCACTGCGCAAAAGAAGAAGCCGCCTCCTTCCGTATACGGGGCCATCAGCTGCCGCGCGCTGCGCCGCAGCGCCGCGGCACGTTCGCTGTTCGCGCCGCCCCTGACCTCGATCGTCACGTCGCCCGCGCGGAGGGAGGACAGCTCCTCCGCCCCGCCGAGCCTTGCGTCCGTCAGCGCGGCGGCAGCCAGCCATGCGCTCGCGCAGATGAACGCGCCCTCGCAGTCCTCCGGCGCAACGCCCTCGCGCAGCTCGCGCTCGAGCGCCTGCGCGCTTGCCGCACAGAGCCGTTTGAGCAGCGCCTCATCCTCCGCGCCGCAGGCGCAGATGCTCTTCGCCGTCTCAAGGATCTCCTCGTCCATCGCTCTCCCTCCTTTCGCTTCCTGCCGCCGTTAAACGGTCAGCACCTTGGAGGCCTCCTGATAGGGCTTGGCAAAGCCCGAAATGCTCGTGATCGCCGCGCGCTCGATCTGGCGGTCGATGAGCTTGTCGTACTCCACCATCACCTCGCTGCCGCAGATGTGCTCAAGGGCATAGTTTTTGTCCAGACCGATCAGCTTGCCCGCGGGAACGGCAGAGGTGCGCAGCAGCTTCGCGCCCAGCGGCGTGGAGAGCGTGCCGGTGCCCTGGAAGTTCAGGCCCGTCAGCGGATTCTGGAACTCCGAGAGCTTGAGCATCTGCAGCATCACGTCGTTGGATACCAGCATCGTATTCATGCTGTAGGGGTCGAACTTGGACCAGAACTCCAGCAGCGCACTGTAGGTCAGCGTGCCCGCCGTGCCGCTGATCTTGCCGCTGCCGCTGCCGATCTCGTAGGCGTCGGCGGCGTTGTTGTTGCCGTCGCCGTTCATTAGCACCTGCACCGCGTCGTCAAGATGCATACGGGCGATGTACGCGCCGATCTGGCGCAGGGTCACGGAAAACAGATCCAGTCGCTGGAAGCGGATGGCCTCGTAGCTCGCCACGAGCATACGTCCGCGCTTGTGGAGCTTCACCAGATTCTCCTGCGTGCGGATGGCGGTCGTCGGAAGGACCGCGCCCTCCTCCACGCGGCGCAGCGCCTTGTCGTCGTCCGTCGGCACGGACGCGATGGTGCGGTAATCCATGCCGTCGAAGTTGGTCGTGGTCGCGGTGATCTCGGGCAGAATATCGCTCTCCATGCCCTGACGCACCACGCGCGAAACGAACTCGGGGAACAGCACCGCGCTGTCGGTCGTGTGGAAGAACTTCTCCACCATGTCGCTGCCCGCGCCCTTGACGTGGATGTCAAAGCGCTTGAGCTGACGCTGGAAGGCGTCCAGGCCCTCCAGTGCCGTGCCGCGGTAGTTTTCGCTCGGGTCCAGGCTTTCGAGCACTCTGGAAAAGCTCTTGCCGCTCTGGGCATACATACCCTTTTCGAGCTTCAGATTTTCATAGCCGTACGTCATTTTTCTCCTCCTCTTAAAGCATGATGGTCATGGTCTTGCCGGTCGTATCGACCTCGACGGCAAGGTAGCTGTGTCCGCCGCTGGTCACAACGCTCACGCCGCCGTTTCCGTCCGCCGCGAGCAGATTCCAGCCGACCGCCGGCGCGGTCTCGCCGCTGTACGGTACGCGCACAAGGCCGCCGAGCTGCACGCTGCACGCCTTGCCGTCGCGGCCCATCGCCGCCACCACGCCGCAGAAGCCGTCGTTCGCGGCGCACTTGCTCACCGTGCCGTTGGCGGATACCTTGACGACCTTGCCCTCCTCGGCTCCTGTGCCCGCCGCAAAGGTGGCGCACCACGCGCCGATGCCCTCGTAAGAAATGCTCATCTCATTTCCTCCTCTTTTCTTCGTTATTTATTCCAAAAAGCGCTCCGCTTTTTTGGTTTCTCTGCTCACACGCAGAAGTCGCGCTCGTTCTCCTCGCGCTTCTCACGCGGATTACCGATCTGCACATTCGTACCGAGCTTTTTTGCCGCCCGCGCGCCGAACGCCTTCTTCAGCTCCAGCAACTCGCGCTCGCCGAGCTTTTCGGTCACGCTCTCGGCCACCGCACCGTCAAGCGTCTCGTCGGCTACCAGCATCAGGCGCCTCACCTCGCGCCGCAGCGCGCCGAGATAGCTTTTCCCCAGCGCGGAGAGCTTCTCCAGTTCCTCCAGCTCACGCATCTGCGCGCGGCTGCCGCACGCGCGCACCATCGCCTTGAGCGAGCCCTCACTCTGACCGAAGCGCTTGACCACGCCCGCCGCTCTCTGCGCGGGCACCGCCACAAAGCTCCACTCATAGGCGTCCGTGATGTCGCTGAGCACCGCGTAGCACAGCTTCCCGCCGTAATACTTTCCGCGCTCGTGCTCGCAGAGCCCCGCGTCCTTTCCGCAGATCGAGCAGCTTCGCTTCGCCGCGCTGCACCCGACGCTCACTTCTTTTTTGATGCCGCCTTCGATCTCCGCGATCAGCTCCGCGTTTTTCTCCGTGCGCAGCATATAGGCCCAGCCCTTGCACCAGCAGTATTTGTCGCCCGCCGTCGTGCGCGTCTCCTCCTCGATCACCTCCGTGCGGTAAATGCGCGCCGTCTGTCCGCCCGCCGACCAGCTGTGGTCGAAGATGCCCGTCCTGCCGACGAACAGCTCCGAGAGCTTCTCCAGCGCCGCACGGTCGAAGCGCTCAAAGTCGCGATCCACCTCGTTGTCGCACAGCTTCACCGCAAAGGTGTAGACCTCCTCCGCGCGCAGCTCCTTCTTCGCAAAGCGGTTGATGCGCGCCAGCTCCTCCGCCGTCACGGCGATGCCCGCTTCCTTTCCTTTCTCGCTCAAGTCTGTTCCTCCCTCTCGTCATTTTCCAGTCGGAGCCTGCGCGCCTGCTCGCGGTACAGCTCCGCCTTGGCCTCCTCCACAAGGTCCTGCAAATTGATGTCGTCCCACTCCACGGCAAAGCGGCAGCCGTAGCCGTGCAGGCGCAGCCACAGGCGGCACACGCGCTCCACCATCGGCGTGAGCGTGCGCCGCAGCGCCGTGATCTCGCTCGTGAGCATATCCGCCTGCTGGCTGCTCATGCGCTCGGTGGACGACCAGCTCAGCCCCAGCAAAAACGGCGGCAGGCCGGTCTTGGCCACCAGCTGCTCGAGGATCTGCCGCACCGGCACCTCACAGTCGGGCATCACGTTGTCCGCGCCGATGGCGCGGATGCTCACGTCGCCCACGCTCACAAAGTCGCGCACGCTCCCGCCGCGCGTCTCCTGCATCGCGCCGGACCACTCCTGCGCCAGCAGCTCGGCCCGCTCGCGCGCCAGCGCGCCGTCCGGCTCCTCGCCCTGCGGCTTATAGACCACCGCGAAGCGCACGTTGCCGCAGCGCTCCCAGTTCTGCCCCACCGCGTAGTAGATGCGCGAGAGCAGCTCCGCCATAAAGGGCATCGAGCGCAGCAGCGACACGCCGTAGGGATTCTCCGACTCCGGCAGCAGCGGCGTGAAAAGCACCAGCTCCTGCCGCGGCAGCTCGTGCAGCCTCCCCGCCGCGTCGTAGCCGCAGAACCGCACATCCAGCGCCGTCTCGCCCTCGCGCAGAGCCAGCTGCTCCACGCGGTGGCACAGCACCGCCGCGATCTCGCGTCCCTCCGCGTCCGGCACGATCTCGCCCACCGCGCGTCCGTTCGTCAGCAGCGAATCCAGATACTTGTCCAGAAAGGCGTTGAAGCCCACCTGCGCATGTCCCACATTCACCGTGCGCAGGAATTCGCCCAGCTCCTCCTGCGCCCGCTCGTCCTCACACAGCACGCGGAAGCCGCCGCTGAGCCTCACCAGCTTTCCGATCGCCGCGTCCACGATCGGCACCACCTCGCGAACGCTGCGGTAGAGCGCCGCGTCCGCCCCGCCGAGCGGCATATAGCCTCGCAGCGCCGCAAAGGGATGCCCTCCCCTCTCGCGCACCTGCACCGCCGCGGCCGCGCCGCCCGTCTGCTCCTTTTTCCTTCGTTTCACCGTTCTGCCGCTCCTCTCCAGTTTGTCGTTCTTGTCACCGCGCACGCGGTCGGCATTGTGCCGTGCCCCGCCGCCACAGACATCGCAAAGTATCGCATCTCGTCCATCGCGTGATCGTTCTCCTTGCGCGGCACGTCGTGTCCGCTCCCGTCGTTCACCCATTCGTAGCTCTCCATCTCCCGCAGGCAGTCCTTGCAGCTCCGGCAGATCACGAGCCTCCGCTTCTTCAGAAGATCCGCCGTCACCCGCAGTCCGTCCGCCACCGCGTTGTTCGCCCGCATCACGCGGAAGCCCCTGCGCCGCAGCGTCTCGATGAAGCTCGCCGCCGACGGGTCCACGATCACGCGCTCGATCCTTCTTCCCCGCGTCAGCTCCTCGAGCGCGTCGACGTATTCCTCATCCGTTTTCTGCCGGCCCTCCGTGCGGGAATCGTAGTAGTATTCGTCCACGCGGTACCACACGCCGTCCTTGAGCGCCCACAGCCCCATGCTCGTCGGGTTCACCGTCCCGTAGTCCACGGAAACACGCAGTCTCTCCCACGGCTCCGC